CCCATTTAAACATCTTGCTTCTTTTTTTTCTTCTTTTTATTTTGCTGTTTCTTTTTTAATTGTTTAAGTTTTTGTTTAACAAATGCAGTATTCTTTTTAATCTGTTTAGATAAAAATATTTGTCCTTGTTGAAGTTTAAAGACTTGTTCTTTCATTCCCCAAGTTTCGTGAAGATTCCAGCCGACTAAAGCAATCAAAGCAGCTAAAGCCATTCCTATTATTTTATCTTTTAAATCCATTTTAATATATTGGTCCTCCAAAAAGTGCTAATAAACAAATTAGAATAATTAACATTCCTGTAAAGTAGTAATTCATAGTACATATCTCTATATTATTCCAATATTAATTTTGTAATCTTTTTTTCACCCATGTAAATCTCTATTTCAGCTTTAGATTTAATACATTGAAATATCACCCGATCAGTAGATTTTTTTTCCCTCATCGCATAACGCTTACCTTTAAGGCATTGGCTGAGGGTAGGTTGAATACGATGCTCTATAATTTCATTATTGTAAATGAGTAAAAGAGCAAATACAGTTTCTATAATCATTTATTGAATTCCATTATCTCTTACTTTATCTTTTAAATTCTCTACATCTGTTAAAACTTTTTCTAATTGTTTAGTTAAAAATTCTATGTTTACTTTATTGTGCATCATACTATCAATTCTTTTTTCTGATTTTTCGGTAGTTTTGTAAAGATCCTCCAACAACATGAATTGTTCCTGATCTGTGGGTAATTGTTCTGACTTCTTAAGAAGATCAGCCTGAAACAATTCTCTACTTGTTTCAAGTGAGGTGATCCTAGATGTTAATTCTGTGTAGCCGAAGATTCCTGCTGCAACTGCTGCGATAATTCCAATCATATTTTTGATTGGCATTGAAACAGAAGTATTAGAACTTACCTTCATAACTACATAATTATTGCAACGACTAAAACTATACCGAAAACAATCACAACTTTTTTGTGATCTTTCCAATAATGTTCTACTTCGTTTAGAGCATTTTTAATTTTATCCATCATATTTGTCTCCTTTATGTAATTTTATATTATCTTATTTACCCTGTCCACGATATTTTTTATGTGGTTTTTCACTCTTATTTAAGTTTTTTTTGTGGCGACCAACCTTTTTTTTACTTCTTTCACGATAGGTATTAACTCCAAATGTTCCCTTTTTTGCCATTTATTTTTTATATTTTTTTTCCCATATTTCTTCTTGAGATAAATTGGTTTCATCTTTTTTTTGTTTTGTTTTTTGAGTAATTTCTGATGTTTCCATTGATTCAAC